CAACAAGCTGCGCGGCGATCTGCCGGTCACCTTTGAAGTCGGCGACGCCAACGTGTGGCAGCCCAAGCGCAACTACGACATCGTGATCGCACTGGCGCTGCTGCAGAAGGTGCGCAACCCCACGGCCGTGGCGGCACGCCTGGCCGCCGCAGCGCTGGACATGGTGGTGCTGCGCCTGCCGCCGGCGCACGCGCCGACGATCATCGATTCCCGCTCGGGCAACGAGCCGCACCACATCGGCGCCGTCATGAAGAACAGTGGCTTCTACTTGGAGCACGCCGGCAACGAGGGCGCGTTCGGTGAATGGGTGGGCTACTACCGGAGAAACAAGTGAGCCGTCTCGTCCCCCTCTACCAAGAACTCGCCGCCAAGGACAGCGCGAACTTCGCCGGCCTGTCGGTGCTGCAGCACGCCGAGGCGCTCAAGAAGCTGGCGAACAAGTACAAGCCCAAGACTTTGCTCGACTACGGCTGCGGCCGGGGCGACGCCTACCGCAGCCCCCACAAGCTGCACCACCAACTCGGTATCCCCCGGCCCAACGTGACGCTGTACGACCCGGCCTTCCGCCGCGACGGCATCCTGCCGGCAGGCAAGTTCGACATGGTGATCTGCAGCGACGTGCTGGAGCACGTGCCCGAGGATGAGGTGGATCAACTCATCGAGCGGTTGTTCGGGTACGGTCGCCTGGTCGTCTGGGCGTCGGTCTGCTGCCGCCCGGCCAAGAAGACCTTCGCCGATGGCACCAACATGCACGTGGCCGTTCAGCCCTACGAGTGGTGGGAGCGCAAGTTCGCCGCCTACTCCGAGGCTACGCGCATCCCCTTCGTGCTGGTGGAGACCCCGTAACATGGGCTATGGTGATTGGCTGATGGCGGCGGGCGAGGCTCGTCTCGCGCACGAGAAGACCGGCAGGCCCGTGCTGATCACGGATCCTGTCGGCACGCCGCAGTGGTCCGAGGTCTTCGAAGGCAACCCGTACATCCTGCGCAAGCCGTTCGCGGCCGGTGGCTTCGTGCGCGTCATCAGTTCGTCCGGCAACCGCCCCTACATCGCAGCCAAGAGCGCCGGCCGGTGGACGTGGAAGCCGTACACGCCGATCCCGGCAGAGATGTTCTTCACCGACGCCGAGCTCGCGTTTGCCGAACCGTATCGCGGTGCGGTGATGCTAGAGCCAAATGTCAAGGCAATAGGGCACAGCAACAAGGCGTGGCCTGCGGAACGGTGGAGAGAGCTCATTCAGTGCCTCGGGGGCCCCCTTGCCAACGATATGCACTTGGTAGCTTGTACCCCGCACAACCCGGAACGCTTAGCAGGAGCATCACTGACCGTAGCGGTCACGCCAACCTTCCGCCAGGCGCTGGCGGTGCTGTCGGTCTGCCGCGCGCTGGTGACCACCGAGGGCGGCCTGATGCACGGCGCCGCCGCGGTTGGCACGCCGGCCGTAGTGCTCTGGTCGGAGTTCATCGACCCGAGCATCACCGGCTACAAGCAGCATCGCAACATCCGCCACGCACACCGCACCTGCGGCATGCGTATTCCTTGCCCCTCCTGTCGCAAGTCGATGGAGGCAATCACCGTCCGCGAGGTTGTGGACGCTCTTGCGGAGGTCATCGGCGATCAGGCGTGCGTGAACAACAACGCTTCGGCCGCAGACCTTGCGGCTCGTGCCTCGGCCTCGGTGTTGAAGTAGCCTAAGTGGCGACAAGTTCCGTTATGGCCGATAAATGCTCGCCAACGTTTGAACCGTCGATGGAAGCTCACGCCTCTTGCACCACTTGTGTTGTTTGTGGCGCGCACCGGTTTGTTCTCCGAATTCTGCTTCCGGGTTGCTTCGCGCAGGTTCGAGAAAGCATTGTTGCTGCGGTTTCGGTCTTTGTGATCAATCTCGGCAGATGGCCACTTGCCAGTGACGTACACCCACGCCAAACGGTGAGCCAGGTAGTGCCCACCGTCAATGCCAATCATCAAGTAGCCATTGGAAGCCGCGCCAGCAACGGAGCCAACTTTGATCCGCCTGTTCGGACTGATCAGCCAAGTGAACGCGCCCGTAATAGGCTCATAGTGCAGCACCTGTTTGAGCCTTTTGACTGACAACGAGTTTTTCATTTGCTACGTATGAAACTAACACAGAAAGGAGATTACCACGATGCCTAAGTTTCAAGATAGCTGGTGGTTCCCGGACCACGAGCAGCATCTCCCGCAGTGGATCGCGTCGCCCAAAGCACGCATGATCCTCAATGGCCGCCCGGCTTACCAAGGCAAGAAGCAGCAGGCGGCGTTGGCCGCCGTCCGCCAGCACCGCACTGCGATCGACGTGGGCGGGCACATCGGCCTGTGGAGCTACAACCTGGCGCACGCCTTCCAGCACGTGCACGCCTTCGAACCAGTCGAAGCCCACCGCGCATGCTTCGCGCGCAACGTGGAGGCGGTCAACGTCACGCTGCATGCTTGCGCGCTGGGCCGTGAGGAAGGCAGCGTCAGCATCCACACGGCGCCGACCAGCACCGGCGACTCGTGGGTCAAGGGTGGTGGCGACATTCCGATGGTGACGCTCGACAGCGTGGGACTGACCAATGTCGACTTCATCAAGATCGACTGCGAGGGTTACGAGGAGAACGTGCTGCGCGGCGCAATCGAGACGATCAAGCGCGATCTACCTGTCATCATCGTGGAGCAGAAGCGCGACATGGCCACTGCGCGCTTCGGCCTGGAGCCGCTGGGCGCGGTAAAGTTCCTGCAGAGCCTCGGCTACGAGGTCAAGCAGGAGATCAGTGGCGACTACCTGATGGTGCCAGCATGAAGGTCTATATCGGCTACGACGAACGCGAGCACAAGGCTGCCGCGGTGTGCATGAAGACGCTGCTCGACGTGACCCGCGGTGAAATCGACCCGGAGTTCCTCAGCCTCGGCGTGCTGCGATCGCGAGGGCTGCTGACCCGAACCGTCGACCAACGCACGCTGCGCGAGTACGACCTCGTGAGCAACGCGCACTACAGCACGCGGTTCAACATCGCGCGCTTCCTCGTGCCCATCCTGTGCCAAGGCGGCATGGCTCTCTTCGTGGACTGCGATACGGTCTTCGAACGCGATCCGCGCGAGATGCTGCGCGAGGTGCCGTCCCGGCTGCCGCTGAGCGTGGTCAAACACGAGCACGAGCCGACGCGCTCCGTGAAGATGATGGAGCAAGCCCAGAACGCCTACCCCCGCAAGAACTGGTCGAGCGTGATGCTCTTCAACTGCGACCACCCGGCCAACCGGCGCCTGTCGCTGTGGGACGTGAACCACCGCACCCGGCAGGAACTCCACAGCCTCTACTGGCTGCACGACGACGAGATCGGTTCGCTCGACCCGGCCTGGAACTGGCTTGTGAACGAGCAGCCCAAGCCCGACAATCTCGGCATCGCGCACTTCACCAACGGCGGCCCGTTCAACGACGGCTGGCCGGGTGCCGAGCACGATGACCTGTGGCTCAAGCACGCGGGCGGCTGATGCGGGTCGAGCACCTGCATCCTGGGCTGCCGCGCACGATCGGCACGCACCCCAAGGCCCGTGGGATCGTTTCGGCAGCCGACATCTTCGTAACCGGCGGCGCGCGACTGCGGCTCAAGGCAGTTGTGTTTGAACGGCAGCGTGATCTGCGCCACTTCTGGAAGCACGTGCTCGGTCGCGATACCCTCGGGCCGAAGTGCCTCGGCGCCGTGAATGGACTCGGCTACGAGCGGATTGACGTTGCAGGCGGCCGCGAGCGTTCAACCCTGGTGTGCGACCCGCGCTACTTCGCGATCATGGGTCTGGTGCTGGGCCACCTCAACATGGAGATCGTGACGCACGAGTCTGTGCACGCGGCCTTCGCCTACGCTCGCCGGCATCGCAAGGATCTGTGGTGCGACCCCGGCGAGCTGGAAGAGGAAGCGGTCTGCTACCCCGCCGGCATCATCGCCAAGCGCATCAACGCTTGGTTGCACGATGAAGGCTTGTACGAACAAAAAGGCCGCCCGTAGGCGGCCTTGTCGCTGCGCAGACGTGCTCAGCCTGCGGCCAGCCGATCGACAGCGGCCAGCGCTTCGGCCTTCGCCGCGGCGAGCTCTTCGTCGGTCACGTCACGGCCTTCGGCCTGCGCCTTGGCGATCGTGAGTTGGTAGGTCTGCAGCTGCGTGAGCAGTTGCAGCGAGAGGCCCACGAGGGCAGCTGCGTTCATGGCGTGGTTCCTTTCGTCGCCAGGTAGGCTTGGAGTGCGGTCAGCACGGTGATGGTGGCCGTCAGCTTGTCGCCGCCGGCCTGCGGGTTGGTCTTGTAGGTCAGCACGGCCAGATCAATGCCGGCCTCGGCGCTGCGCAGCGTGGAGACCACGTTGTCGCGGTCGGCGTCGCTCAGCTTGCCCGCCGCGCGCAGCGAGGTCGCGCTGTTGGCGATGGCCGTGACGGTCGAGTGCGCGGCCAGCACCTTCTGGTTGAAGGTGGCCGGCGACTGAACGCCCAGGCTGGTGCACGCGGCCAGCACGAAGGCCAGCACGAGCGCGAAGTAGAGGTTGAGACGTTTCACGGGTGCCCTTTCACAAGCTCATGAGGTTGGACGCGATGCGATTGGCCCACCCGCGTCCGAAGGCAGGCCAGTTCGGCAGGCTGGCCATGAAGACCAGACGCTGCGCATTGAAACGCACGGCGATGCGCATCGGATCGGTGCTCTGCACGGCTTGCAGCGTCAGCGGCCCGAGCACACCATCGGGCGCCTCGTCGACCGTGCGCTGCAGCGTCCGCACAGCAGTCTTCACGCCCGAATTGACAGCCATGTCGAACAGGTCGAAACGGATGCCTTCCGGCACGGTATCGCAACCGGCCGGGCCCCAGAAGTCGCGCAGGTAGATCTGCTTGGCGCGGCCCAGCGTCAGGTTCTTGATGTCCTCGCCGGGGTAGCTGCGCTTGCTGATCCCGAACTTGGTTTCCCCACCCGGATCCTCGGGGTGGTTGACGTAGCCGCCCTCGTGGCCGATCAGCCGTTCGAACGCTTCGTCAAACGTCATTGCGGAGCCTGCTTCTTGAGCACTTCGGCCGCGGTCAGGATCGCCGCCACTTCGGTCGCCGTCAGTTGAAGGGGCACCGCAGCGGGAGGCGCGTCCGCAGCTACCACCGGCGTGGCCGTGAGACTGGCAGTGCCGATCGGCGCAGGCGCCACCGGTTCAACTGGCGCCGGCGCCGGGTCCGGCTTCTGTTGCGAGATCACGCGAGCGGCGTAGAACGCAGCGAAGGCGAAGATCGGCGAATAGTATTTCAGCTGGGGCCACTGGGCCAGGATCTGCTGTTGTTGCTCGACCGGCAGCTGGATCCAGTAGCCCGCGGCGAGGCTGATGAGTCCGGCGACCCAGACGGAGTACATCTTGAGCGAATTGGCGATGTTCTCGGCGGTGGTTGCCATGGTGGTGAGTCCTTTCACTTCTTGAGCCCTTGGAGCCGGATCTCTGTCGAAGCCGTGCGGTTCTGGAGATCGGCGTACTGCCGCTGGAGGTCGGCGATCTTGAGGTCGTGCTCCAGATCCTTGAGATCCTTGGTGTTGAGCGTGGCCCGCAACTCCTTGATCTCAGCCGTGGTCTTCGCTTGCGCGTCCACCAGAGCGTTCAGCTGGTAGTACATCAGCGCGGCTTGCATGAACAGCGTCGCAACAATGCCGATCAACCATGGCATTGGTATGTCGCGCGAGACTTTCAGGCCAGCCGGGTCTTCGCGACGGATGTGAGCCATGGTGTCATCCCGTGCGTCGTTGGGGGTTTGAGCGCTCATTTTGGTGTCTTGTCGGATGTGAGTGAACCCCCACCTTCGGGGCGGTTCTTGATCATCGTCGGAGACTTTTGGGCGCCCGTGGTCTTCGCAGGGTCCAACATCTCGTTCAGGGCCTTGAGCAAGGGAGAGTCGGAGCGGATGCCCACGGTTCCCTTGACGTGCTCGATCATCTCGCGCATCCACTGACGAGCCTGCGCGCGCCAGCTACCACGGCCGGTGAAGCGCTCATGCATGATGCGCGCGCCGTTGACGGCCCAGTATTCCGTGGGGTTCACGTACTGGTAGTCATCCTCGGACAGCACGCCGCTGTCAAACGCTTGTTTCGCCTCGGTCAGTGCAGCCTTGTCGCCCCTGGATGCACGGTTGAGTGCTTCCATGGCCTTGGTGCGCTCCGGCGTGGCGTCTTTCATTGCGGCCTTGAGCGCTCGCTGCCAAGCGCGGTAGATGCCCTGCTGCACAGCATCGGGCATCATCCGCTCGGCGTGGTGCAGGATCTCGTGCATTGCGGTCTGCGGGTTGTCCTCGCCTTGGAAGAGCTTGGCGATGCGCGTGGCCGAGTTGTACGAGCCTTTACCCCCGGCGCCGGGCTCAGGCTGCAGCACCTCGACGCGCAGGCCGCGCGCCAGGTTCTCGTTGCGGTCAAGAGCCCACAGCGCGAGGCTGGCGCCGTCCTTGTCCAGCGTGCCTTCGGCGATGCCGCGCTCCAGCGCGCGGCGCACCTGCCGCCGGCCGCGCGGGCTGGGCGCCGGAGGCGGCGAGACGCGCTCGGCGGCGCGCTGCTGGAGATCGAGCAGACCTTCGTCGATCTTCGGCAGGCCGAGGTCTAGCGCTTCTTCGCCACCTTTCGCGACTTGGGCGCCGGCGTCACCGTCTTTCGGTACACCTTCTTGACCGGCTTCTTTCCGTACACCACCGGTGCCCACGGGCTCGCTGGGAGTGCCATCGGTCTTCTCCTGCTTCTTGGCCGGCGCGATCGCGTCGGCGCGCTTGATGAGCGCGGCCTTGACCTCGGGGTCGGTCTCTGCCGCGGCGGCCGCGCGGAGCTCGTCGGCTGCAGCCTGCTTCTTCGCCTCGGCCTCGCGCTTCTTGGCGATGTCCTGGCGGATCTTGGCCACCTCGGGGTGCTCCTTCACCTCGGGGGCAGGCTTGACGTTCTCCGGCGTGATCTCGGTGGCTTCGCCGACCGGGATGGGCTCGTCGGGCATGCCCGGCGCCGGCTTGACGCTCTCGGGCGTGATCTCGGTGGCCTCGCCCACCGGAACCGGCTCGGCGCGCTCTGCGGCGGCCGCGCGCTCAACGGCGGCCATGCCTTGCTGCCGGCGCGCCTCGATGGCGCCCGGGGTGACCATGGCGGCATTGGCCGGCTCGGTAGCGGCACTCTCCGCAGGCGCACCGCTGACCAGGGTATCGGGCAGATCCGGTCGGCCCGGCACCGCAGGAATCTCTTGGCCGGCGCGCGTGCGCATGTCGACGCGCGTGCCGGTGCTGGGCGCTTCCTCGCCGAGTGCCGGCACCAGGCCGGCTGGGTCCATGCCACCGGCAGCCGCCGGCGCGGCGCCAGGCGTGGTTCCCCACTCGGGGGTCAGGTCGCCGAGCGGGGCTTCACCACCCGGCTCAGGCCGCTGCGGCACATCTTCGAAGCCGCGGCCGAGCGTCGGCTCGGGCGGGCGCCCTTCGGGCGTTGGGGCGTCCCGGCGGCGCTGCGCGTCCACCAATCGCTTCACGACTCGGGGACCGACGAGGTTGTAGATCGCCGAGCCCGCGTAGATGGCGGCGGCCGACAGCGGTTCTGCGAACGCTGCGCCTGCGCCTGCCCCGGCGCCAACCCCGCTGTAGACCAAGTTGCGTTCCGCCGTGCCGGAAGAAGGCAGTTCCTTGAGCAGTTCTTGGCCGATGCGGGCGTACTCGCCCAGTTCGCCCGCCTCGCCGCGCGCCATGCGGCGCTGCTTGCCGCCCGACTTCTGCGCCATGATGCTCTTGAGCGCCGAGGGAGCGAAGTTGCCATCCGGATGCCGAGCCACCAGCGGTTCCAGCACCTTGCTGATCGCGTAGCGGCGGCGCGCATCCGTCAGCGCGGCAACGTCAGCGTCGGCGGCCACGTTGGCGAGAGCGTCGTCAAACCGATGCACCACGTCATCCAGCACTGCGGCCACGTCTGCCTTGTTGGCACGCATCTCACGGGCTTGCGTTTGCACTTCGGTGCGCAGCCGCCGCAAGGTATCGCCCGGCACAAAGCCGCCATTCTCTTCCGCGATCTTCTTCAGGTCTTCAGCCCATGCCTGTACCACGGCCTTCGTGTCGGGCGTACCGCGGCGCGCACGGTCAAGCGTCATCAGGTCACCGAAGTCCGCCGCCGGCACTTGGTATTTGCTGGAAATTTCGCCGATGCGTTCGCCGGCTGCGTCCTGCAGCTGCTTGAACGAGGCGTCGTCCAGCACCGTAATGTCGGTCTCGGGGTCCATCTGCTTGGCCAGCGCCAAGTTGAAGGCCTCGCGGCGTTTGGCGCGCAGCGAGCCGCCGCCAGCCAGCGGCACGTTCTCGGCGGTTTCGCCGATGATCTTCATGAACTTGTTGTCGCTCAGCTGATGGAAGTTGATCGGCACGCCGGCGTCTGTCGCCTTGCCGACCAGTTCCATGGAGCGTTGGCTCATCCGCGGCGTGGCCGCTTCCATCGCAGCGTCGCCCGCGGCGCGCGCAATGTCGCGAGCGCCGCGCACTGCGGTACTGACTGCGCCTTCCGGCAGCGAGTTGACCATCGTGCCGCGAGGCCCGCTCCCGATTGCTGGCCACGCCTTCAGTCCACTATCTGCCAAGTCTGACAGATCCTGACCCGCCTCTGTTTGCGGTTCTTGCCCGTTTGTGATTCTGGTCTGCCGGTAGATGTCGCGCACAACGCCGACACCGCGACGGGCCCCTTCGGGCATTGTCAGGTTCGGATCTTGCCCTGTCAAAACCCCGTACCAAGCCCCGCCAATGCCGCCCACGCCCCCACCGACCAGCTTCGCAACGGTGTCGAGGGCACTCTCGACGACGCCCACCGCCATGTCGCGAATCGGGTTGCGCGCTGCAGCATCCCGCCGCTGCCGGTCGGCCACCTGCTCCGGCGCGCGGCCGGCGGCCCACTCAGGATCTGTGCCACCCGGCACGGCTGCCGCGCCCAGTTGACCGATCGGCACGGCGGGCGCCGACGCGACCGGAGGCGGCGCGTCGGGCACGAAGCCGCCGCGGCGCGGCGGGGCGTCGGTGGGCGCGGTGTCAGGTACAAAGGGCATTACTGCCAAGTCCCCGTCTGTCCGTTGATCGTAATGCGGTCGCCCGGCTTGATCTTGCCGGCCTTGGCCGCTGCGGCAGCATCAGCTTCCGACCCGAAGGTCGGCATCCGCGCGGGGCCACCGCGAATTGCCGTTTGCACGGCCCCTGCCGGCCGGGGGACGCCGCCAGTCAGCTCAACCGTGCGCGGAGTCAGGAAGCGGCTGAAGTCTTTGCGACCACCGCCAGCGTAGTATTGAGTGCCGAGGCCTTTCAACTGACCGGCCATGAGCTCTTGGTAGTTCTTGATTGCCCCTTGCAACTGCTCAGGGCTTGACGCTACGTTGATTGTGCGAGCAATCTCTTGGCGGTCACCAAGGGCGTTCTGCGCACCAACCGTCGCCTTGGTGACTTCGTTTGTGACGATCTGCCGAGCGCTTTCAAAGTTTGTCGGGGCGGCTTGGCCCGTCTGTTTGGCGATCTCGTTGGCCAATTTGTTGAAGGTCAGCATATCGCTGTTCTTGAGCGCACCGATTAGATGGTTGAGGGTGTCCAAGTGTTCGACAGCGACATTGAACGAGCGAACCGTATCACCCTGCTTGCCAACCGCAAAGGCGTTCTCAACTCGCTGGGAAGTGGTGAATTTCGTGGCATCCGCGCCAGAGTTGTACTGGTTCCAGAGCGCTTGCATTTCGCCGCGGTAGTTGCCCTTCGTCGGCAAATCTTTCAGCGTCATTCGGCCTTCGTCCAGCCCCCTGATCGTCGCCGCGACGCGTGGTGGCAGCTGTGCGAGCAAGTCTTCACCCGTGGCGGTCGGTTCATCCAAGCTATCGAGCACCGAAGCAACGCCACCAGCGCCACCAGCGCCACCAGCGCCGCCAGCGCGCGGTGGCGCGAACACGCGCGGAACGGCGCCCTTGCGCAGTTCCTCGCGGCTGACCTCGTTCCCTGCTTCGTCGTAGCGAATCAGGAACTTGCGATCCCCGAGATCAACCTGCTCGGTTTTCGCGATTTTGCGTACCGGCTTCGTTCGCGCCCTCAAATCCTCAATGTACTTGCGCGCCTCCGCGCCGCCCTCTTTCTCGCCCTGTTCCAAACGCTTGGCGATCTCCGGTCGCTTCATGAGCTCGGCCAGCGTGCCCATGTTGCCCATGAAGTCAAAGCCGCGCTTGAGGCTAATCGGCACGATCTCGTCATTCTCGGCTGTCGTACCGTCGCGCGTCATCGCCGCGTCGTAGTACAGCGGTTGGCCATCCGGACCCATCTGGTCGGTGTAGACGCGCAGAATCGGGTACACCTTGTCCGGGTGGTCCACGCCATTGGCGTCGCGCGCCGGCACCAAGCGCACCACTTCCTTTTTCGTGATCGTGCCGCCGTAAGGGCTGGGCTCGCCAATACCGCGCTTGAGGTACGTCGGCCCCAGCAGGCCGTTGATGCCCTTGATCTGCAAGTCGTCGTTGCGGTACTGCAGTCCGTCTTGGATGTCCTTGATGTGCTGCGGCATCTGCGCCATCTCTTGCAGCGTCATGCCGGTGGCGCGGACCCAATGCAGGTACAGGTCTTTCGGTGGCGCGTCGTCCAGACTCATCTGGCGGCCCTGCACGCGCGTGAAGAAGTTGATGGACTCTTGCCGCGCAGCGCGCAGTTGCGCCTGCGACTCGCCGTAGCGCTTTTCGTCTTCCGGATCCACCGGCATGTTCTGCAACTGTCGCGCCTTGGCCGTTGCCTCAAGGTCAGCGATGCTTTCCTTAAGTGCCGTGGTCGCCAGCGCCAATCGCTGCTGCCGCTCGGTCTCGTCCAACCGTTGTTGCTGCCGCTGCTCGGTCGTGCGCATGAGTTCCAAGCGCTCGTTCTCGCGCTTGGAAGCCTGGTCGGCGCGCTCGTCGGCGCGCGCACGGTAGACATCCTCGACGGCTTGCCGCTTCTGGGTCTGCTCGTCTTGGTAGGCGTCGCGCGCCATCCCGTAGCCGGTGTTCAAGCCGGCGGCGAGTCCTGCGGCGCGTCCAAGTCCTACGCGGGCCATCGTCAAGTCCTCAGTCAAAAAGGCCGCCGGCGATTGCGCCCACGGTGCCGCCAATCAACGCGCCAAGGGGGCCGCCCACAGCGCCGATTTGCGAACCTGCGTAGAAACCGCCCAGCGACCCAAGGGTTGAACCAAGTTGCACGTTACCGGCCTTCTTCTGCTGCTGGATCTGCTCGTTCTGCATGTTGCGGCGCGCTTCTTGGTCGGCGGCGTTCCCGAGCACCGACATGGCCTCTTGCTGCTGCGACTGACCGAGCGATTGAAGTGTTGCACCAACTCCGCGTGCCATCACATGCCTCCGGTCGGTGCAGGGTTGCCGAGAATCGACTGCTGGCGTTGCCGCGTCGTGTAGGCTGCCAGATTCTGCGCGCTCACGTCAGCCAGCGCACGGCTGAGTCCGGTGTTGCGTTGCTGCGTGGCTTGCTGGTCGGCGTCAAGCGTGGCGCCGGTCGCGCGCAGACGGCGTTGGAACGATCCGGCCTGCGCATCGAAGCTCGCGTTGACATCGCGGCTGGCTTCGGACATCGCGTTGCTGACGACGTTCGGATCGGTGGCGTACTTGATCAGCTGGTTCTCGATCGGCACGAACGTGCTGACGTAGTTTGCCCACTGCTGGCGCGTCATCGCCGCATAGGTGTCGGCTGCGTATGTCTTGGAACCGGGGTTGAACCCGTAGGGGTTGATGAACATCCCTGTTGCCACAATCACCGTCCTCCTGCAGTCGGCAGCAGCCCCGGGCTGGCGGCTGGGCGAATCCCTATGCCGTTAGGATCAATTTTCATGGTGTCGGGCGTTTGCGGACGCATCGCGGCTTGCAGGCCGTAGCCCGCCAGGCCACCAACTGTCTCGCCGATGGCCGTTTCCTTCGCCAGCGCTGCCTGCGCATCGGCTGCCGCTTGGTCGCCGCTGATGGCGGCCTGGCGGCTGAGCGAGTTGGCCACTCCGGCGCGCTCG